TCACAAACCTCTTTGTACTACAGCTTACAAGTAATGGGAGACGTTCAAGATAAGTCTGATGCTTACGCAGCATTAGGAGATACTGACGTACAAGATTTCTTAGCAAGCATTGTAGAGAATGATAATAAAATTAAATGTGACTGCGAACAATGAGAAAACATCCTTACACACAACTACTAGAAAGAAAAAGAACATGGACACCAGTCCAACCTACGAAAGGGGAGATCAAAGAAGGTGCTGAAGAAACCATCAAACGTGCTCTCGCAATACGTCATATGGAGCTACCAGTTGGAGAATTTATTTCACAAGGCTTGGAGCGGACAGTGCCGTCAGCAGCGAGGACACTTCTTGAGTCAAACGTTAAAGACGAGGTCAAACATGATCTCGCTTTGGGCTTCATTGTTGACGCCCACGGGGCTGATCCCCAAGCTGAACTCGAAGCATTGAGGTTAAGAGATGCTTGGATTACACACCCTGACCACACTATCACAAAGGCACTCGTTGCAGAGCGAGCTATATTCTTTGTTCTACTACCTATGTTTCGCTTTCTTGGTGATGCTGCTCTCAGAACAGTATCAGCTGATATATCCAGAGATGAACAGATACACGTTGCGACAAATAGTCTCGTATGTGCTGAGTTGGGTCTTGTTCCTAGCTCTTCTTTGGATAAGCTTCGGAAGGCAACTATACAATGGGTACTACAACCCCTAACAGAAAACAATACTGATAAATATTTGAGCAAAAAATTTTGGGCAGATGCGAGCGATCAGTTAATGTATCAAGGTAAAGCACCTCAGTTTTCTGACACAAGAGCAGCTCGTATGCCCGCATTTTTTGAACATGCAAACACCAACCTCCCTCAATACGCTTAGTTTTCATTCAGAAAAACTAGAGAAATTAGTCGAGGATTTAGAAACCAAGTTCGCTTGGTATCCCATCCACCCCAAGGAGGATCTAGCCTCCATTATGTATCGCTCGGGACAACAAGAAGTGGTACAATATGTTAAATCAATCTTAGAGGAATAAACTATGTGCGGAGGAGGAGGAGGCGGCGGCTCTCCACAACCGGCACCACCACAGATTCAACCTCGTAACCCTGATCTCGTCAGAGTCTCACAGAGACCTGAGAGAAAGGAGTTACTTGATGAAGATGAAGTGAGAACAGGTGTAGAATATGGTAAGAAAGCTGACCCATTAGTAGCAGCTAAAGCCACAGGAACTGACGCTTTAAAAATAAACCTTAACACTGGTAACACTGGTGGTACAGGCAGCGGAGGAATAAATGTATAAGGCAAAGGAAAGATACAATAAATTGTCATCAGATAGAACTCAGTTTTTAGACATGGCAGTTGAATGTTCAGAACTTACCTTGCCTTATCTCGTAACAAGAGACGATAACTTTAAAGGAAAACGTACACTGCTACAACCATGGCAGTCCGTTGGAGCTAAAGCAGTAGTCACATTAGCAGCAAAGCTAATGCTAGCTACATTACCACCACAGACAAGCTTCTTTAAATTACAAGTTAGAGACGACAAGCTAGGTGAGTCACTAGATCCCATGATGCGTACTGAGTTAGACTTATCTTTCTCCAAGATAGAGAGATTGATAATGGATTACATAGCTGCATCAAATGACAGAGTGGTTATTCACGAAGCATTAAAACATCTTATTGTCTCTGGCAACGCACTGATCTTTATGCACAAAGATGGATTGAAACACTTTCCATTAAGTAGGTACGTAGTCAACAGAGATGGTAACGGTAAAGTCCTAGAGATAGTTACTAAAGAAATGATTAGTAGAAAGCTATTAGGATTAGAAAAACCAAAAGGTCAAGAGACCATGAACACCGAACAAGGTGTAGACGAAGATGACGCCGAGGTGTATACCTGTGTCAGAATGGATGAGAGTAGTGGACGTTGGATGTGGCACCAAGAAGTCGATGGAATGATGATCGAGGGTAGTCGCAGTACAGCACCAAAGAACGCCTCACCATGGTTAGTGCTTCGATTCAATACGGTAGACGGAGAGGACTACGGAAGAGGTAGAGTTGAAGAGTTCATTGGGGATCTAAGGAGTCTCAATGGTTTAGCTCAGGCTCTAGTAGAAGGTGCAAGTGTAGCAAGTAAGGTAATCTTTCTTGTCTCACCATCAGCTACAACCAAACCACAAACTCTTGCAAACGCCGGGAATGGTGCTATCATACAGGGTAGACCAGAAGATGTAGGAGTCGTGCAAGTCGGTAAGACAGCAGACTTTGCTACAGCTGCAAACTTAGCAGCACAGATAGAGAAAAGAATCCTCGAAGCGTTCCTAGTTATGAACGTGCGAAACGCTGAAAGGGTCACCGCTGAAGAGGTACGCCTTACTCAGCTAGAGCTAGAACAATCGTTGGGTGGGATATTCTCATTACTAACAGTAGAGTTTCTAGTACCATACCTAAATAGAACATTGGTTATACTACAACGTACTAACCAGATACCAAGACTACCTAAAGATGTCGTAAGACCGAAGATAGTTGCCGGTATTAATAGTCTAGGAAGAGGACAGGACAACGAAAGCTTGACTAGATTTATGGCTACAGTAGCACAGACTCTAGGAGCAGAAGCTCTCGTTAGATTTGTAAATCCGGCAGAAGCAATCAAGAGACTTGCAGCTGCACAGGGTATTGATGTTCTTAACTTAGTCAAGACACCAGAAGAGTTACAGCAAGCTAAACAGATGGCTATGCAAGATCAAGCCAATATGGATCTTGTTAAACAAGCCGGTCAGTTTGCAAGCAGTCCTGTTATGGACCCACAAAAGAATCCACAACTAGGAGACCAAGCAAACGCAGTAGCTAATGCTATACTTGGAGGAGGTCAACAACAACAACAACCACCAATGCAACAGTAATGGCAGAAACATCAACAATAAGAACTGCACCAGAAACAGAAACTCAACCACAAGCCCTTACAGCTGACGAGCAAGACTCTCTTGCCGTCGGCGAGGCTCTGGTTAATGAGCAAGAAAGTTTACTGGCAGGTAAATATAAAAATGCAGAAGAGCTTGAGAAAGCTTACGTAGAATTACAGAAAAAATTAGGAGACAATAGTGATGCCGGGGTACAAGAAGGGAACGAAGAAGCCGCCGAAGAAGAAGTAGCAGCAGAGGAGACTACAGAAGAAACTGAAGCCTCCAAAGACTATAACGAGGATGGCTCAGTAAACTATAGCCAAGTTGCTGAAACATATGGTAGTGAAATATCAGGTGTAATGGAGAAAGCAGGCTTAGATCCATGGGCTATCAGTAAAGAGTTTCATGAGAACCAAGGCGAGTACACACCAGAAATGGTTAAACAGTTAACAGATGCAGGCTTTTCTGAATCAGCTGTTAAGTCTTACTTTGCCGGACGAGCTGCACAAGAAGGTTATACTTCTTCAGAATCAGTACAAGATATATCAGAGAGTCAGATAGGTGAGATCCAAACTGCTGTTGGTGGTAAGGAGACCTATGCAAATATGATTAGTTGGGCTAGTCAGAATCTAACAGAGTCAGCCGCTGAAGCATTTGATGCTACTATGAGCAATGGTTCTTTAGATCAGATTAGACTTGCAGTCGCAGGGTTACAAGCTCAGTATGAAAACGCAACTGGATACGACGGAGAAATGTTAACAGGTAAAGCAGTCAAGTCATCAGGTGACGTATTCCGCAGTCAAGCAGAACTCGTCCAAGCAATGAGTGACCAGAGGTATGATAACGACCCTGCCTACAGGCAAGATGTTATCGCAAAACTAGACAGATCTAATTTGGACTTTTAATTATGCCCGCAGGGAAAGGTACATATGGCAGTAAGAGGGGAAGACCTCCTGCCGGTAAGAAGAAAGCAGCTAAGGGGAAGATCTCCCCAAAGCTCGCAAAGCTGCCACCAAAGGTTGCGGCTGCAATCACTAAGAACATGAACAAAAAGAAAGGTAAGAAGTAATGGCAGAGGAAGGATCTTTAAATAAAAGAAAACGAATCTCTGGCGGCAAGTACAAAGCAAACAGGAAAAATAAAAACAATCCTTTTGCAGGCATGACTGATGACGAACAACGTGCCGAAGCTATAAAACGTCAAGCTGCACTAGATAAGAAACGTGCAGAGGAGAGACTTGACCAAGACCCTGAGAGAAATAAACAACTAGAGGACATGCGTCAAGGCGATTTCTTACAAGATCCTGAGCAACCTTTTAGTTATAGAGATATGTTAAAAATCTTACAAGCTGTTCCTAGATATGGTGGTGTAGCTGTAGGATCTTACTTACTAAAATAATGGCAGTTAAGAAAAAGAATGTCAGTCTCAAGATGGGCAAGCACAAGTCCAGAACAGGGGGACTGACAGCCGCCGGTAGAAAAAAATACAATCGGGCTACCGGCTCCAACCTCAAGGCTCCACAGCCCGGAGGAGGTCCACGCAAACGCTCATTCTGTGCTAGAATGAAGGGTGTAAAAGGACCAATGAAAAAACCAAACGGCAAGCCTACACGTAAGGCTCTTGCCCTACGTAAATGGAAATGCTAACATGGCTAAACGAGGATTATACGCAAACATTCACGCCAAGAGAAAGCGTATCAAAGCAGGCTCTGGCGAGAAAATGAGAAAGGTGGGTTCTAAGGGCGCTCCCACCGCCGCTGCTTTTAGAAAGTCAGCGAAAACAGCAAAACCTTACAAGAGAAAAACTAAGAAAAAATGATTACCAACGAATACGGTAAGAAAAACATCTACCCAAACGAACCACCCATACAATTATTACCACAACGAAAACTAATGTCACCAGAAGCAGAAAGATTTAATGGTTGGGCAGCAATGCTCGGCTTCGTAGCAGCTGTAGGAGCCTACGCAACAACAGGACAGATAATACCCGGAGTATTCTAATGGCAGCTATCTCAGTAACAAGAGAAAGCCAAGCCAGTAACTGGCAGAGATTCTGCGAGTGGGTTACAAGCACAGAGAACCGCCTATATGTAGGTTGGTTTGGTGTGTTAATGATCCCTTGCTTACTCACTGCAACAACTTGTTTTATATTAGCCTTCATCGCAGCACCGCCTGTAGACATAGACGGCATACGTGAGCCAGTTTCCGGCTCGTTATTATACGGAAACAATATTATATCAGGAGCAGTCGTCCCCTCCTCTAACGCAATCGGACTACATTTTTATCCTATATGGGAAGCAGGCACACTGGACGAGTGGCTATATAACGGCGGACCATATCAACTCATTGTCTTTCACTTCTTAATCGGAGTAGCAGCTTATGCAGGCAGACAGTGGGAACTATCATACAGACTTGGCATGAGACCATGGATCTTTGTTGCATATACTGCACCACTATCCGCAGCTCTTGCAGTCTTTCTTGTCTACCCATTCGGTCAGGGGTCATTCTCTGACGGTATGCCTTTAGGTATCAGTGGAACATTCAACTTCATGTTTGTCTTCCAAGCGGAACACAACATTCTTATGCACCC